AATAGATGGTAACGTTTCAGGATTTAGTGCATCTAACTTAAATCTTTCAAGTGCAAGTGCTTATAGTAACTTTGAAGCATTGAGCTTTACAGCAAAATCAACAGCAATTACAGGTACATTAGCAGACGGTAAATTATGGTATGACAGCTCAGTAAGTACTGAAAAAGTTGACTTACTTTACAATGATGCTACAACTGGATGGGAACCTTACACAGGTGACGTTCAGGTCAAAGGTTCAGCACCAACTCTACAATCTGATGGCACAAGTTCATTAGTAGACGGAGATATTTGGGTAGACGGAAGTGACTTAGAAAATTATCCAGTAATATACAAAAGAGCCTCTAGTGCTTGGGTATTAGTTGATAACACAGACCAAGTATCACCAGATGGAATTATATTTAATGACTTCAGAAGTTCTAGTTCTAGTAATACTTTAATTAGTACAGCAGTATCATCAAGTTTATTCCCAGCAAATATGTTAGCATGGAATAAACTATTAAGTGGTGGTAATGTCAAGAAATATGATGCATCAACAGGTCTATGGTTAGACCACAGTGGTAATAAAACTGATGGTTCACCATATATGTTGAGAAAGGCACAAAGAGCAGTTGTTGTTAAGGCAATGCAGGCATCAGTTACAGCCAACCAAGATATTAGAAATGAAACAAACAGATTTAATATTATGGCAGTACCTGGATATCCTGAACTAGCAGATGAAATGATTAACTTAGGAACAGATAGAAAAAATACTGTATTCAGTATTATTGATTCACCACTAAGATTAAAATCAGATGCAACAAGTACTAAAAATTGGGCAACAAACTCAAACAATGCGTCGGAAAATGGAGAAGATGGTCTAGTATCAAGTGATCCATACGCCGCAGTTTACTATCCTTCAGGACTTTCAACAAACCTAGACGGTTCAAGTGTTATGGTTCCATCCTCTCATATGGCTTTGAGAACATTAGCATTTAACGATCAAGTGGCTTTCCCTTGGTTTGCACCGGCTGGCTTCCAAAGAGGTTTAGTGAACAATGCAACTAGTGTTGGATATTTAGATCCAGCAAGTAGTGAGTATGTTCCAGTTGCTTTAAGTGAAGGACAAAGAGATAACCTTTACATTAACAAAGTAAATCCAATTGGTAATTTCCCAGGAAGAGGATTAGCAGTATTTGGTCAGAAAACTCTTAACCCTGTATCAAGTGCATTAGATAGAGTAAATGTGTCTAGATTAGTTGTTTACTTACGTGAACAATTAGATGACGCAGTTAAACCTTTCTTGTTTGAACCAAACGATGAAGTAACAAGAGCAAACGCAAAATCTGTAGTTGAAAGACTACTTGGCGAACTTGTTGCTCAAAGAGGACTATTTGACTTTATCACAGTTTGTGATAGTTCAAATAATACTCCAGCAAGAATTGATAGAAATGAACTACACATTGACGTTGCTATACAGCCTGTCAAAGCAGTTGAATTCATTTACATACCTATCAGAATCCAAAATACTTTGGGACAAACTGGTTAATCTAGTAATTTAACTATAAAAGGGCGGTTTTTCCGCCCTTTTTTATGAGTATCGATTAAAACTATAGTTAATTTATTTTGTTATGATCAGATAAATATCTGTATAATTGAAGTAATTACTTTAATATTTAATTAGTTCTAGGAGAACAACATGGCAGTAGAAGGAGCAACAACAGAAACCAAAAGTAAATTTGGTGTCCCCTTAACCGGTAATACTGGTTCCGGGGTATTAATGCCCAAACTTAAATATAGATTCCGTGTGAGTTTACTGAACAATTTTGGTGATAGTGCTGAAACAAAAGTTTTAACACAAAACGTTCAAAACGTTACTAGACCAAAAATCAGTTATGAAGAGCAAATAATTGATAGTTACAACTCAAGAGTTTATGTTCAAGGGAAACATTCATGGGAACAAATTACTTTAACTGTTAGGGACGATATCCAAAACCAAGTAACAAAACTTGTTGGCGCACAGGTTCAAAGACAATTAAATCATTTTCAACAATCAGCACCTGCCTCAGGTAGTGATTACAAATTTGATTGTCAGATTGAAGTTTTAGATGGTGTAAATGCCGGTGCAAGTGAAGTTTGGTTCCTTGAGGGTTGTTTTTTAACACAGGTTGACTACAGCGATTCCGATTATGCGGCAAGTGATCCAGTACAAGTCATAATGACTATCAGATACGATAACGCAGTACACTTCGAAGGCGACAACGATGTGAACGGAAGAGTGGTTGGCGGAAACCCATTCCCAGAAACAGTTGGTACAGGCAATACTACACTAGGTTAATACCAGTAGGAGTGCTTAATGCAGTTTCTTAAATTCGGCGGCGGGCGAAGGTTCTATGCAAAGGACTTTCGCAACGCCTATCATTTTAGACCAGATGTCGCTCCACCGCGACAAAAGTTTCAAGGCTACATAAATTTTGTACCTAACAGAGCTCTTCTAGGTACATTTTTAGGATTAGAAGATAGTCTTAATCTAAGGACTAGACTAAGTTCATTAATTAGAACAGCTCAATTACCTGAAGTTACTATAAACACTGAAGTAAAAAATTCATTCAATAGAAAACGTGTTATTACTACAGGCAGAGAATATGCCCCCATTAATTTAACTTTATTTGATACAATACAGAACGAGTGGTTAACTGTTCTTATGAAGTATTTTACTTATAATTTCAGAGACGCAACTAACAAAATGGATGATTCGGAAACAGGTAGAGATTCTAAATTTGAAATCAGCAATGATAGTTTGGTGGCATACAATACTGAAACATCTCATGCAACAGATAGTAGTAAAAAAGGTTACGATAGTGATGCATTTGGATATTCGCCCAGTTACCATAAAAACTTTTTTGAAAGAATAGATATGATTGTATATCACGGTAATAAAGGAGTCCAGTACTCACTAATAAATCCCACAATAACAACAATTAATTTTGGTGACATAGACTATTCAGATAGTGGATTTAAAGATTTTAATTTAAGTTTAGCATATGAATATTTTACAGTTGTAGACGAACTTAACTTTAACTTAGGTGAAGCAGACTTAGGTAGGTTCGAAAGGGTAGACGGTGTTGAACTTCCAGGGTCAAGGAATGCTAAACAGCCTGTAGCATTAGAACCCACAGACATAAGTGAAATAATGTCCCGACCTCGTGCCAGCCAGGTATTTACTCAGTTTGAGCAAGGTGATACTGATGTTTCTCAACAATTAAGTAATATTAGCACTACATATAATGGGTATGTGGGTGCTGGTGATGGCGGTCCTGGATCTTTCCTAGAAGGAGTTCAAGACTTTTTTGAAGATAGTCCTTTTGGTAGAATACTTGATCGCGGTTTAAGTGCCGCAGTAAATGGTGGTGATGTTAAAGATGCATTGATAGGTGGACTTACTAATGAAGTAGTTGCTGGTATAACAAGTCCTGCAGAAGATACAATATTTGGTGAGCAAAAAAATACTCTTAATGTTAAAGGAGGTTGGAGACCAGATTCAGGCACAGACAATCTGTTAGGTAATGATAATACATATACCGAAACCCCACCAGGTGATCCTAATGAGTAGTCAAAGTTTATATGAAACATTTGGAAATAGTAGAAACTATACTGTTCTAAATGAAGTTCTTACAATTTTTTTAGAAAACTCTACTGTTGATTTTCCTCTACCACAAGCATCAGCAGAAATTTTAGGTAATTTAAATCCAGAAGAAGTTGACCAAACAATTAATGGTCCGTTATTAGAGCAAATAAAATTAAGGTTAGCAGGATCAGGATTTTCAGATGCTAATGCAAATGCTTTAAGTTTTGTTTTATTAAAAGTTGCAGAACAACAAGGAGTACATCCTTTTGAATTTTTTGAATTATCAACAAACACTTTAAAAATTACAAAAGATGCCTATACTGCCATTAATGCTTTAAGACCTGTAGGTAATAGAGTAAACTTAGTGGTCCCAGTAAAAAATTCTAAGAGCAGAGTTAGTAAATTAATAAAGGCATAAATTATGAAAAAATTTATGCAAGGCAAATACCTAGTTCAGGAAAGTGCAAAATACATTGGTTCTAAAGAACCCACCTATAGAAGTAGTTGGGAGTTAGCATTTATGCGAATGTGTGATTCACATCCAAACATTACAAAATGGGCTAGTGAGAATGTAAAAATTCCATACAGAAGCCCTTTAGACGGAAAGTATCATAATTATGTTCCTGATTTTATGATACAATACACAGACAGAGATGGCCATAATCATGTAGAACTTATTGAGATTAAACCAAGCAGTCAAACAACTCTTAGAAACGCCAGAAGCCAAGGAGATGCAATACAAACAGCCGTAAACGCCGCTAAGTGGACAGCGGCACAAGAATGGTGTAAACGCAAAGGCATACGTTTCAAAGTTATCAACGAAGATCAGATCTTCTCTAACAAAAAGCCACGCAAGGCGAAAAAACGCATTTCTAAACCTAGAGTTAAATAAATACTATTATGACTAAGAAACTTGAAGAAGAATTCAATTTGCCTCCCATAGAGGAAGTTACCGCTAAAACTGAACCTACTATTGTAGAAACCGAAACAGAAATACAAGAAACTCAAAATGCATTAGGTGTTAGTGAAAAAATTAACTTGGCATTCAAAGAAATTAAAGGATTAGAAGATCACGAAGTTGAGATGAACGATATAGCCAAGAAGGCTATTGATAGTTATGAACAACTTATGCAATTAGGTATGAATGTAAGTGATATGGCGGCAGGCAAAGTGTTTGCTGAAGCAAGTAATATGTTAAAAATAGCCTTAGATGCCAGTGATGCTAAGACAAAATCTAAATTACAACAGATAGATCTGATGCTTAAAAAAGCAAGAATAGATAAATTTGATAATAAAGGTGGTGAATCTGAGTCAGTCCAAGCAACAGTATTTGATAGAAATGACCTGCTCAAATTAATTAAAACTGAAAAAAGCGAAAAATGATAAATAACATTATAAGAATTTGGAGTTTCTAATGGAATTAAAGCAGTACATAGCAGAAGCATTTAGCAAAGAATACGGATACAGAATTAAGTTTGCCGCAGATTGTGGTAGTGATCACATGGATATTTTAGAAAAATGTCTTGCTAAGTATAATTTTATAAGTGCAACGCCATTCAAAAGAACACCAATACAAGAAAATCCAATGGAATTTAGCCGAATTAAAGGCGTACAGTTTACTTCCGAAGTGTGTAGTTCAGATATTATTTTAAAATATCCAGTCAACGAAAGAATACTTGAAGTATGGTTAGCCGTAAATATGGGTTTAGATCATGAAAGAGTATTATGCTATGGTGTTAAAGAGCCAAGAAGGCTTGAAGCAGAAATCACAGCAGAAAGACTAGCAAACGATGTTGATAGAAATGTTGAAATAGATCCTGAAAACATTGATATGAGAGATGGTGCTGATGCATTTGAACATTATGAAGCAGAAAATAAAGAATTAGATTTTTCAGAAGCATTATTTGGTGAAGAATATAATAAAAAGTTCCTAGATGAACTTGCAAAAATAAAAGCAGAAAAAGGTTCAGACTACTTTACAAACTACCCTAGTAAAGACGAATTAATGGGTGACAACTTAGCACCAACATATGACGATCTTACTAAAGGTGTTAATATGGGTAAAGGTGCTGAAAATACAAAACAAGTTTCCAATCATAGTCAATCATTAAAAGGTATTGTGTAATGAAACTTAACGAATTACAAGCATTTCAAGGTAGTGAAAGATCAGCAATGAGGCAATGGTTGGCTTCATCAGGTATGGAACAAACTCAAATTGAACTACTTTTTAGACTATTCAATAAAAAAGGGCAAGGACAAGGTGCTACTGCACAAGAATTGTCTGCATTAGAACCAATAGAACAAATGCTCCATAATTTATCTGCACAAGGTATTGCAGGATTAAAAAGAACAGATCAAATTGCCAAAGCAGGGCAAATGAAAAGAGATAAATCTTCAGATGATAAAAAAGTTATATCTACCCCTAAGTCTAATAATAGTTTAGATGGTGTAGATATGCCTTTAACTGCAAGTAAGCAGAATGAAGATATAGATGAAAGTATGGCGTATGCTATGCCTGGACAGGACGAAGAAAAAGAAACTGTCACATACAGCAAAACTAAAAAACAAGGTGACGCAAGTGTTACTGTTAGTGCAAATGCTGACAGCATGGACGAATTACATGACATTTTAAGACTTGCCGGCATAGATTTTGAAAAAAGCGGCGACGTAGATCATACACCAGATCACAATGATCATGATGACCATGAAGAAGAGCCATGTGATGATTGTGATAATGAAGAACCAGATGCAATAGTAGTCAAAGATTTACCACAAGATGATGAAAAACCAAACTACAGCACAGATAAAGAAGTTTTAATAAACTACCTAAAAGACAAAATATCTAAATCGGTTTAAACTAAACCAACAAAATTATAAATACTTATATGATAAGCGATCTTTATGTGGACGGAAATAGTTATGCCTCTGGGTGGGGCAGAGGTTTACAAACGTCTATACTCAAACAACCAGATTTCGAATCTTGGGTAGACTTTTTTGCAGATTTATCTGACTGTGAAAATGTTTGGAACCATTCCTTAGTAGCAAAGCCTATAGAAATGCAAAAGTATGATGTTATAAATTTTTGTAATGAATATTACAAAAAGCATAATAGTTTTGATAGATTATTTGTAATTGTGGAGTTACCATTTGTATGGTATAGAATATTACATAATCTTAAAATAAGAGAAAATGATTTTAAAGGCGAAACAGCATACCCAATAATTATGTCAAAATGGACACAATTCGATACTCTTGATTACATGATACATTATGTAAGAAGATCAGGAGATTATCTTACTGTTAAAGAGCCACTTTACAGTACTATAAGTAGGCAACAATTAGACCAAAATGATGTAGCCAAAACAGAAAAATTAGCAGAAAAATGGATGAACGAAAGACCTAATAGATTATATGATCATATAAGTTATGCTTATGAAAATATAAATTATATGAAAAAGTATTTACAAAAAAATAATATATGCTTTATGTTTTTTTCCAGTGTTATTACTGATAAGAATCCTTATAGAGATTCTATTGATTTTTCATATAAAAACTTTTATAAAGATAATAGATTTATTCCAATAAAAGAAATGACAGGTACTCTTATAGGTTTAAGTGCTTCTCTAAAACCACAAAAAAACCATCCAGATAGAGAAGGGCATAAAGCAATAGCAACATGGCTATTCGAATATGTTAAAAAATATAATCTTACAGAAAAACCAAACTCCTCAATTATTATCTAATAAATAG